AGAGTGTCCCGAGGAACCTCCTCGATGGACATAGGGAGAGAGCATGCCTTATCATTACGGAAAAGGGAAAAAGAAGAAAAAACGTGGCAAGAAGAAGAAAAAGTAGGACTACTCGAAAAAAGAGAAACATACCTACCAATTCAAAACTTTATGCACGAGTAAAAGCCGCAGCAAGAAGAAAGTTTGCCGTATATCCAAGTGCCTATGCTAATGCCTGGCTTGTACGAGAGTACAAAAAGCGTGGGGGTAGATACCGTCGTGGCTAAAAAACGAAAAACGCTAACAAAAAGACAACAAGCTACTATGAGAAGACACCGTCGTCATCATACTAGAAAGCACATGGCATTTATGAGAAAAGAAATGTTAAAAGGTAAAACTTTTACACAGGCTCATAAATTGGCTATGAGAAAAGTAGGACGATAATGGCAAGAGCAGGTGGATTAACTAAATGGTTTAAAGAAAAGTGGGTGGATATTGGAAGACCAAAGAAAAATGGCAAATATCAACCTTGTGGTAGAGGGAAAGCAAAGACTTCCCGCAAAGGCTACCCTAAATGTGTACCTCTAGCTAGAGCCAGAACTATGAGTAAGGCTCAAAAGAAATCTGCTGTAAGAAGAAAAAGAGCAGTAAGACAAGGAGTAAGAGGTAAACCAACAAATGTTCGAACAATCGCAAGAAGGAAAAAGACTAGAAGAGGTAAGAGATAAAGAACGTCGATTTGCTGACTGGGCTTTAAAACGAGTTCTTCAGGGCGAGTTTCGGGAAAATTATTATAAATTATTAAAACAATTCGAGGAAGAAAATGGTAGAATGGTTAAAGATTAAATGGACACAGTTTGTGAACATTATCTCAGGTCAAGATAAAAACTGGGACGGCCAAGTGGATATCAAAGATAAACTGATTGAAGCTGAAGAAAAGGCTAAAAGCTAAAATTCATTAGCTAAGTCATACAAGGACTAGCATGAACAGAAAAGAAATTATAAACGAAATATTCGGAGTAGTACAGCTATCCCGACAATTTTGTGATGCTCTAGAAAATAAACTTATGTGGAGTCAAGAGCTTAGAGAAATATTAAATTCTCCACACACTAATAAAGAATTATTAAAAACTCATTTAAAAAATGGGACGGAACAGGCATAGCCTGTTTAGGAAAAGAAAATGGCAAGACAAGGCGGATTTCTAAGCGGACCTAGTGTACATGGTACATCAAAGTTAGCTAAACATAGATTAAAAAGAGGTGTCACTAGAGACATGAACGCAGCTGCAGGAAACTTTGTAAATACAAAGACTCCTATGTCCTCTCCTGGAGGGTTCTACGGAGCTGCACCGAAAGCAATCGGACCAAGATTTGGTAAAACTACTAATCCAAAAAGAGCAAGGTTTAGTAAAAAGGGTGCACGCCGAATACTACGTAGAAGATAAATATTATTCATAAAGACTTTCATAAACTTATGAAAGCAGGACGACTACAATATGTCGTGAACATGATACACAATGGCACTAACGAAAGCAGAAAAAGCAAGGCTAAAAAAAGCAGGACTCTCAAGACTAAACAGTCCAAAGAGGACTCCTAAGCACCGAACAAAGAAAGCAGTTGTAGCTGTAAGAGTTGGTGGCAAAGTGAAAATCATTCGCTTTGGAGCGCAAGGCATGGGGCATAATTATAGCCCAGAAGCCAGAAGAAGTTTCAAAGCGAGACATGGAAGAAATATCGCAAAAGGCAAATCTTCCGCAGCCTATTGGGCAAACAAAGTATTTTGGGCAGGTAAAGGTGGTTCAAAGAAAAGACCACCTGCGTCCCAAAAAAGAAGATTTGGAAGTAAAAGAAGAAAAAGATGACAATACCAAAAGTAATAGATCGAAGAGCAGTATGGCTAGAAGGATTATCCTTACATGCCGCAGAAGTACTCAAAAAACTTCAGACACGTCAAGTGAATGGAATAACTCCATCTGAAGCTGAGAGTGATATTATCGATTTATGTGGTGGTTATCTATACCTTTTAACGCTTGCAAAAGAACACGGACTCTTTGATTCCGACGATCCCTTTAACTTATTTGAAAAAGAGACCCTCCATTGATAGAAGTAAGCCGTTCCGATGTAGTGCAAGACTACTTAATGGAACTCAATCCCGAAACAAGATTTATTAAGTTACCTATAGACGGATATCTTGATTTATTAAATGTAATACCAAATACCTCCCAAACTGCACTTATTAATGCAATCAACAATCCCAAATATCGTTTCGTCTGTGCAGCAGTATCACGACGACAAGGAAAAACATATATTAGTAATATTATAGGACAACTAACTTGTTTAGTACCAGGCTCACATGTATTACTTATGTCACCTAACTACTCATTATCTCAAATATCATTTGACTTACAGAGAAATCTCATCAAGCATTTTGATTTAGAGGTAACACGAGATAACGCAAAAGACAAAGTTATTGAACTATCAAACGGTTCTACTATACGAATGGGTTCTATTAATCAAGTAGACTCAGTAGTTGGTAGAAGTTATGATTTAATTATATTCGATGAGGCAGCCTTAACAGATGGCAGAGATGCGTTCAATGTTGCACTGCGTCCTACACTAGATAAGGAAAACTCTAAAGCAATCTTTATATCAACTCCTCGTGGTAGAAATAACTATTTTGCAGAATTTTATTACAGAGGCTGGTCAGAAGAGTTTCCAGAGTGGTGCAGTATAAAAGCTACTTACCATGAGAACCCAAGAGTTTCAGAAGCAGATATTATCGAAGCCAAGAAAACAATGTCCCAGGCAGAATTTAATCAAGAGTATATGGCAGACTTCAATGTATTTGAAGGTCAGGTGTGGGCATTTAATCACGAAGAATGCACAGCAGATTTAACAGAACTAGATATTAGTCAAATGGATGTCTTTGGAGGACTTGACGTAGGGTACAAAGATCCTACAGCATTTTGTGTGATTGCCTACGACTGGGATCAACAAAAGTATTACTTAGTTGATGAATATATGGATGCAGAACGGACTACAGAACAGCATGCCGTGCAGATACGAAAATTAATTGATAAATGGGACATTGATTGGATTTATATTGACTCTGCAGCACAACAAACGAGATACGATTTCGCACAAAATTATGATATTAGTACTATTAATGCAAAGAAATCAGTACTAGATGGAATTGGGCATGTTGCAGGAATAGTGGACAATGATGCACTTATTGTAGACCAAAAATGTAAACAAGCGCAGATGTCACTAGATCAATACCAGTGGGATCCGAACCCTAATTTAATGAAAGAAAAACCAAAACACAATATGTCATCCCACATGGCTGATGCATTACGATATGCACTGTATACATTTGAAACTACAGCCACTACGTTTTAATAAGACCTGTAAAAAACAGTTCTTGACATATGATGTGACTTTTTGGTATAATTCTAATTAAGAGTAGAAATATGAAATTAAAAAGAGATTTAGTTAAATATGTAAGAGATAAAGCTAAATCTAAATATAAGAAACAAAGTAGTTGTTATATTTGCGAAAGCAATATAGACTTAGATTTTCATCACTACTACGGACTGACCGAATTACTAGAAACTTGGTTGAAAAAAGAAAAATATACTATAGAGAATGAGCAAGACATACTAGCACTTCGAAAGTCCTTTATTGATGATAATTGGGAGAAAGTGTACGAGTACACAGTAACCCTCTGCCATAAGCATCATTTACGATTACATTCAATATACGGAAAAAGACCCAAATTGATAACAGCAGAGAAACAAAAACGTTGGGTCGAGAAGCAGAGACAAAAATATGGCATGGTACGATAGATTTTTAGGAAGAAGCGACGAAGAGAAGCTGAATCCTTCACAATATGTTATTTCGAGAAACGAAGGTTTAACCGTAGACTCGCGTGAAGTAATTACAAACTATCGAAATGCATACGAACAACTAGAAATCGTCAACAGAGCAGTAAACATGATTGTTGATGATGTTTCAGAAATCCCTTTTTCAGTTGGGGAAAAACTAAACGGCACGAATAGCATACTTAAAAATATTCGTAAATCAAAAGTTAACTTACTTTTAAATGTAGAACCTAACCCTTTTCAGGATATTAGTACTTTTAAAAGAAACTTAATTATTGACCTACTTATTGATGGTAACATATTTATATACTTTGATGGTACTCATATGTACCACTTACCAGCAAATAAAGTTACAATTTATACTGATGACAACACATACATAGAAAAATTTGTGTATGACAACAGCATTGACTATTCTGTGAATGAAATAATACATATAAAAGAGAATAGTTTTAACTCCATTTATAGAGGAACTCCAAGACTAAAACCAGCATATAGAACTATGCAGTTACTTAGCAATATGAGAAGTTTTCAAGATACCTTCTTCAAAAACGGAGCAGTTCCAGGTTTAGTACTTAAATCACCAAATACTCTTTCTGAGAAAATCAAAGAAAGAATGTTACAAGCATGGAGCATGAGATACAATCCAACAACAGGAGGCAGACGCCCTCTCATACTTGACGGTGGATTAGAAGTATCTAGCCTAACAAATATTAATTTTAAAGAACTAGATTTCCAAGGCTCAATAACAGCAAATGAGAAAATCATACTAGAAGCCATGGGAATACCACCCATCTTAATGGACGGTGGTAATAACGCAAACATAAGACCCAATCACAGACTGTACTATCTTGAAACTATCTTGCCAATCGTAAGAAAGATGGGATATGCATTAGAACGATACTTTGGGTTCTCACTATCTGAGGATGTAACAGGAATACCTGCTTTACAACCAGAACTGAGAGACCAAGCAGCTTATTATGCAACACTTGTTAATACTGGAATTATAAGTCCAAATGAAGCAAGAGAAGCAATAGGCAAAGAACCTGTAGATGGATTTGACGATCCAAGAGTCCCGCAAAATATTGCAGGCTCTGCCGTTAATCCCGAACAGGGAGGTCGACCAGAAGAGTCGTCACCAATAGAGGAAGAATAAATATGACAAAAGATATGATGGCTAAAGCCTTATCCGATTTTTTCGTTGAAGAAGGAGTCGAAACTATGGATTTACCAACCTACAAAAGCCATGGTAATAAAGTACCTGTAAAAGACTATTTGCTTAGAAGAGCATTTGGTTCTTGGAACAGAGTTTTATCAGCTATGAAGAAAAGACATCCAGTTGCTGTAGTTGAAACTCCAGCTCCTACTCCCGCACCAAAGGCTCCTAAAGCCAAGAAAGCGGAGAAGAAAGATGTCAAATAAAATTTATCATTGGACTAGCACTTTTAAATCACTAGGCGAAAACGAAGATGGTGGTGTAGATATTAAAGGATCTGCTAGTACTAATGCTCTTGATAGAGCAGGCGACATAATCGAGGCTGACGCTTGGACAAAAGGTGGTTTGGAAAACTATAAAGGTAATCCAATCATTCTTTTTAACCATAACTACGACAAACCGATTGGTCGAGCAAAAGATTTACAAGTTACTGAAAACGGCTTAGAAATATCTGCAAAGATTTCTAAAGCTGCTGGAGATGTAACACAATTAATTAAAGACGGTGTCCTTGGAGCTTTTTCTGTTGGTTTCAAAGTCAAGGACGCTGATTACATGACTGAAACTGACGGATATAAAATAAAGGACGCGGAGCTTTTTGAAGTTTCTGTTGTATCAATACCTTGCAACCAAGGGGCAACTTTTGGACTAAGCAAGTCATTTGATTCTATGGAAGAATACAACAAGTATAAGCACACTTTTTATACGGCTAACTTAAAAGATTCAGCAGACGCTGTTGAAATTGAGCAGCCAAGTACGGCGAAAGCCAAAGAAATGGAGACAAATATGTCAAAAGAAAATAAATCTCCTGAGAGCAACCCAGAGTTTAATCTTGAGTCATTTGCTGCAGAAGCTGCTGAAAAAGCAGTTGCTCAGTATGCAATGAAACAAGCTGAACTTAAAGCTGCTGAACAGAAGGCTGCTGAAGAAGCTGCTCAAAAAGCAACTGAAGAAGCTGAAGTTCAAAAAGCCTCCGAGGAAGCAAAACAGGAAGAGCAAAAAACTGTAATCCAAGCTGGATTAACAGGTGCTGAAAAATTAATGTCTGACGTTGAGTCCAGAGTGAAAGAAGACTATTCTAACTTAGAAACTGTCGTTAAATCACTTGAAGCACAACTTGCTGAGAAGTCTGAAGAAATCATGAACATTCGTGAGTCAAAAAGACATTTCTCTGACAGACAAGGTAACAACGGCGATTGGAAGAAATCCTTCGAGTCAGACATTGCAGATGCTAAATTTGCTGGTCTAGCTACTGGAAAAGGATGGGACACTCCAATGGCAAAATCTTTGATGGAAAAAGTAAATCAACATTCAGGTGTTGAAGTTTCATCTGCTGATTTCGAACAAGTTGTTTCAACAAATATCGAAAGAGATATCGAAAACGAATTAGTTCTAGCTCCTCTATTTAGAGAAATTGCTATGACTTCTGCGAATATGATTATCCCAATCTTACCAGATGCAGGTTATGCAGAATTTACTTCTAACCAAGCTGCTTCAGGTTCATCTCCTTATGGTAACTTAGAGACCAGAGGCGACACATACGGATCACCTTTTGCTGGTGTGACTATGACTGAAAGAACTCTTTCAACTAAGAAATTGATTTCACAATCATACTTAGGAAACGAGACAGAAGAAGATGCAATCATGCCTATTCTTCCTTTGATCAGAGAATCTATGGTAAGATCTCATGCTAGAGGTATCGAAAATGCTATCCTAGCTGGTGATGATGCTGATGGTGTATACGGAACAAGTGGAGCTGCTTTTGAAGGGCTTCTACACTTAGCAAGAAATGACAGTGATTTTACACAGTCAACTACTGCTTTCGCTTCTGATACAGTTACAGCTGCAGAACTTCTCGCTTTGAGAAAAAATATGGGTAAATATGGTGTTAACCCAGCAGACGTAGTTTACATTGTTTCTCAAACAGTGTATTTCCAACTACTAGAAGATGCTGAATTCCAAGATGCTAACTTAGTAGGCGATATGGCTACTAAACTAAGTGGTGAAATCGGACAAGTATTCGGATCAAGAGTACTATTATGTGATGAGTTCGCTACTCCAGCAACATCTAAATTCGCAGCTATCGCTGTTAACCCTAGAAACTTTGTATTACCAAGATTACGTGGTGTAACTGTGGAATCTGATTACGAAGTTGCTGCTCAGCGCAGAGTACTAGTCGCTTCACAAAGAATTGGCTTCACCGATCTTATCGATGGTGCTACTTCTAAGTGGGCTTACATGTATAAAGCTAGCTAATATCGGCTTAGACAGGATTCGTGGGGCGGCCTTAATCGCCCCACACTTTTAATTATGGCAAATTTAGTAACATTACAACAGTATAAGGACTTCGCAGGGATCACTGGTGTGACCGAAGATGCGAAAATTAATGTTATAGTGCCAGCCATAAGTCAAGCAGTAAAAACTTACTGTGGCACGTCATTTGTTGATTACTATTCAACAGATAAAACAGAGTATTTTGATATTCTTGATGATTATACAAATGCTATTTTAGTAGATGAAAGTCCACTTATCAGCGTCTCTCTCGTAGCAGAAAGATCTGGACAAGATGACTCATATACAACTTTAATAACTGGTAACTCAGATTCTAGTGGTAAGTACGAATACGTAGTAGACACTGACAGAGATACTATTTATAGAACAACTGCAACAGCAGATAAAGCTTTTCCAAAAGGAAGAGCCGCAGTTAAAGTTACATATAGGTCAGGTTATGCTTCGACACCCGAAGATTTAAAACTGGCATGTTTTGATTTAGTAAAATATTATTTGAAAGACGAAAGAAAAGATAGACTCGCAATAGCAGGAGCTTCGATACAGAACTCTGTATCTACAAGTCTGAGAGAAAATATAGGATTTCCAGACCATATTAAAAGGATACTAGATTTCTATAAAGTACATAAGTAATGGCGCTCAAACTCCTACAAAAAGAAGTTGATGATTTATTACTATTATTAACAAAGAAAAACAAATATAGAAGTCTTCTTAATAGTAAAGTACATAT